TGATCCAGGGGGTTACGCCGTTTTGCAATTCCGTGATAATGCGGTCTGTCACTTGACTGTATAATGTTGATGCCATTTTCTGTACTCCTATCCAGTACGGATTTTGGAAGCATCCCTTGGCCTTTAGCGAAGTCAGGGGATGCGCTTAAAGTTCAGGCTGTTGCTACATATTCCCTTGTATCAATATGTTTAAAAAAATCACGCCCGTCCAGAGAATACATATACATGTAATTGCTAACATAAAACGGATCACTAGGCGAATCGCTAAGCGTGCCGTTTTGTATGGCGCGAGTAAATGCTGCGCCAGGTTCAACAAAATATTCATTGCTCATGATGGTTTCCTTTCGTCAGTAACCGGCTTGATTACCGGTATGTGCTCATTAGATATGAATGCCAAATACTTGTCAATAGGTATTGCAAAATAAATATGAAGTGAGTGCTAACTAACGAAAGCTTTTACTGCGCAAAGCTCTTGCAAATCAAGCGCAGTTGAGGTAATTTTGCGCGCATGGACTTAACCCTACTTAATCTGCTCGCCGGGCTGGCAATCGCCTGGCTGATTTTGAAGTAATGTCCCGGCATGGATTCTGGTGCGCAAATAGAACGCAGACCGCGAGGACGCGTTAGTATTTACACCGATACTATTGCCGACCAGATTTGCTCTGAAATCCGCAAGGGTAGAAGTCTAAGAGCAATCTGCGAAGGTGATGAAAATCTGCCGGCGTGGGATACTGTTCTGACTTGGTTAGGGAAGGATAAATACCCTTATTTGAGCCAGCAATTGCAACATGCACGCGCGATTCAGGCCGATAGCGTCTTCGATAAAACGCTCGAATTAGGCAAGCAAGTATTAAGCGCAAGTCCCGAGTGTGCGCAGCAATATGCAGTAGCAATCAAGGCATTCCAATGGGGCGCCAGCAGATTAGCTCCAAAGAAGTACGGCGACCGTCAAATCATCGAAAACGAACAGCAATCTCTCTCACCCATGCAAGCTGCGCAGCAACTAATGGATCTAGCGAAGCAACTGGGGATCACGCTCAATGCTAGCCTATCTATTCCTGGAGACAACGCCAAGGTCATTGAGCATAGCGAATGACCATTTAGAAGTGTGCATTCTAAATCGCTAGCAGTATAACGTAACATCATCAATAGCTTACGCTACACTAAGCGTTACTAGCATGCGCATAACAATCTAGCCAGTAAAAAAGCATGCTTAATTCTGCAGGCCGCGGCCAAATCTTTAACTAGCTCGGGGATAGGGTGGTAGCCGGCGGTCGCTTGCGAAAGTATGCTCACTACCTCACGCAGCCGGATTTTTTTCGTTGTAACTTCAAACAAAAATTTTCGTTTTTCGCCGAATTTTCGGAAACTACGTTTCTTTTTTTTTTGCTTTCCCCTTAGCTTCTGATGGTGGTTTCAGGAGAGAGGCTCATGTCTTAAGTTGTACGGCAAAATCGTACAACTGAAAGGGTTTGCTTTTGCCTTTCTCTTTTTCCCTGCTAAACAGCTGTGTGGTTAACCGAGATAGGCTGAAGCCGCTGGGCGCAGTGCCGTTTGGACTTGAGAGCTGTATGGGGGCCGTACCTTTGGCTTAGTTCCTAACAAACTTGAGAGCTTTGTCTTTGATCTTCCCTGCCGGGGTTCCCTTCGCTTTTTTATCCCAGCTACACGCGCAACCCTACAACGTGATTGATTAAATTCAAGGCGTCAAGCTTTTTTTAAAATACTTGACATTTTTCGGCCAAAAACCGGAATTTTTGGTACTTTTTTGCTATGCTTATCAGTGTTTCCAAAAGTTATCCACAGGCGAAATCTCGACAGTCATTTAACATAATGCATTTTTCATGACATTTGCATATATTTTATGACACTATCATGTAAAATCGCCACAAACAAAAATGATTCTTATTAACGATCTATTAAGTCTTTGATTAAAAAACAATATTGAGTTTTCAAATGGCACGGATAGATTTTCCACTCCGCGATCTTAAGAGGTTGCTCTTCAATCGTAAGTTCAACGCATTGCCGAATTTAAAAGGCATACAGGTCAACTTCAAGGACGGTTTCGTGGTTGTTCATAAAGCCGGGAAACATTTGTGCGCTGCGCATGGAAAGCATGATGTGCTGACCCGCTTTTTACGTCGTAGCTAATGGCGCGTTCATGAACCGCTTGACAGCGGTTTTTTTTTGGAACACGTTATCGCGCAGGAACTTAAACCTGTTCTTTGATCTTTATTGGAGACAAATCAATGGCCATGAAAGGCAACATGAAGTTCGGCATGAAGAAACTGATGCAAGGCAACGCGCGCAAAGGATCTGCAGGCAAGTCCGCCGGGATCGTCCCCACCATGTCGCAAATGAAATCCGGCGGACGCATGGGCGGTGGCAAGAGACCAGGGGTATCCATGGGCAATATCGCAACCATGGTCAAGCGCGGCAGCGGGTTTTAATCCGTGCCGAAAGGGACCCGCGTCGAGCGATGCTATAGCAAGATGAAGGGCAAGCGCGGCAAGACGTCCGCTGCGAGAATTTGTCAGTCCGCGACCGGATTATCTTTAAAGACAGGGCGCAAGCCCAAGCGCAAACGCTGATGGATTTAATGACAGAGATATTGGCGAAAGCGGCTGCTTTGCAGGCCATGCGCATTCAGTCCAGCCTTGGCACGTTTAAAGCTGCTGAATTTTTACACAAACATGGATTTTGCCTTGAAGCGGCTTTAGGAATTTTGGCGGGCAGTGAAAAAGTCATGAAGAGATACTGGACTTTCGTTGCAAAAGGCATGGATTATTAAATGACGGAAGTGTCTGAAAAGCAATTTACGCCAGCCCAGCAGTTGAAGGCCCTCCAGAGATTTGCAGCGCTCCAGCGCAACTTCGCATTCCTTTTATATAACCCATACCCGAAGCAAAAGATTTTCCACGACCTAGGGAAGATAAAACGCGAACGCATGCTGATGGCCGCGAACCAGGTTGGCAAAACGAAATGCGCGGGGACCGAGCTTAGCTTTCACGTGACCGGTGAATACCCCGTGTGGTGGAAAGGGAAACGCTTCGCTTCTCCCAACCGCTGGTGGGTGGGTGGCGTGACGGGCGAATCGTGCAAGGATAATCCACAGCGCATTCTATTAGGAAACATCGGGAATTTCGGCACCGGCAGCATACCCAAGAACGCTATCGAGCGCGTGTCCATGGCGCGCGGGGTTGCCGACGCCGTCGAGACCGTGATCGTGAAACACCGCATGGGCAAGTCGCAGATCACCTTCAAGGCGTACAAGGACGGGCGCGAAAAGTGGCAGGGCGAGACTCTGGACGGGGGTTTATGGTTCGACGAGGAGCCCCCCATCGACATCTACATGGAGGGCCTAACCCGCATCAACGCCACCGATGGGATCGTGATGTGCACCGAAACCCCGCTTTTGGGGATGTCCGATGTGGTGATGCTCTACTATCCCGAGAACGAAAAGCGCGGGCTCGTCATGATGAACATCGACGAGGCCGCCCACTTTAGTCCAGAGCGCAGGCAGGAGATTATCGATCAGTATCTTCCGCATGAGATCGAAGCGCGCACCAGGGGAATACCCATGCTGGGGTCCGGACGCATTTTCCCCGTGGCGGAAAGCTTAATCGCCTGCGCCCCGTTCCCGATCCCAGATCACTATGAGCGCATCATGGGCCTCGACTTCGGATGGGATCATCCCACCGCCGCCGTATGGATGGCGCGCGATCCGGATACGGATGTGCTCTATGTCTACGATTGCTACAAGGAAACGCAGGCAACGCCCATTATCCATGCCGCAGCGATCAGAGCGAAAGGCGACTGGATACCCGTGGCATGGCCGCATGACGGCTTAGCCCATGACAAGCAATCGGGTCTGGAGTTGGCGCAAGCCTACAGAAACCAGAAAGTGAAAATGCTGTCCGCTCACGCACAGTTCCCGGACGATAGGGGATGGGGGGTCGAAGCGGGTCTCATGGACATGCTTTCGCGCATGCAGACCCAGCGCCTGAAAGTGTTTTCGCATCTTGAAGACTGGTTTACGGAATTCCGCATGTACCACCGCAAAGAGGGACGGGTTGTGAAAGAGCATGACGATATACTCTGCGCCACACGCTACGCCCTGATGCAACTGCGCTCGGCGATTCCCCTGGAGCGCTACGAGAAATCGGCGCGCTATAAATTAAAACAGAAATTTTTTGGCCGCTCCTGGATGAGCGCGTAGGCGCTACTTCTAGCGCGTGAAAGGACAAAAGATATGAGTTCATCTCTGCAGGTCATGCTGGTCGATCCCGTAACCAACCAGGCAATCGGCGTGTTAACAAGCGCTCCGGGAGCCGACACAGGACAAGCAGCGCTTCCCGTGAGGATTGTTTCAGACTTAGCAGCGGGCAGCTCAGGTGCCGGGCAGGACACGACGAATAATGTGGTCGTCACGGAAACGCGCCACCCCTATCAGGTTATTTCCGGTCCCGTAACCGCGGCTATTCTGGGTACTACCGGCGCATCCGGGGACTTAATCGAGCGCCTGATCTTCAGGGGGCGCGGCCAATGCGGCACGCTTTTGGGACAGGTCGATCTCATATCCTCGGCTACGACCATCATGTCCTGGATGAGGTCGGAGGACGTGAGAATCTGGGAATGGAATGTCCAATCGACCGGTCCCTTCACGATCAATATTTCGTCTACCGATATTGTAACCGCAATTAGGAGGGGCACCTGATGGCTTCCGTCGTTCCGGCATTTCAACCGCTGCCCGCAGGAAGCCAGATTTTATCGGCCTCCGCAGCAAGCAGTTCCGTTGCAACTCTATTTTCCGCGACACAGAATTACAGTCTCTCGGTTATTAATCGCGGCAATGCCGATGCCTTCATAAGCTTAACAACCGCGACCGCAACGGCGTCTGTCACCACCGATCAGCTTATTCCGGCAGGAGCCTTTGTTATTCTGGGGCGCGATTTGGCCACGCGCGCCCTTAATGCCATTACGGCGGGGACCGTCGTTCCTCTCTACATCTGCCAGGGGGACTATATCTAATGAACGTGGAGACGCTGTCAAATGCTTAAAGGTTTTCCCAGCGTAGACCGGACGCGCCTTCTGTATCATTTGACTACGACGACGACGACCACTTTTTCCGTGACCGGTTCCGATTACCCCATTGCGAGCTTTACGCTTCCGGGCGGGGCCATGGGCTTAAACGGCGCCGTTCATGGCATATTAAAGATGTCTCTTACCGGGACTTCCACCAAAACAACCAAGATTTTTCTTAATTTAACCAACATGCTGTTGAAGACGGAAACCACGAATACGGCGGATTATTTTGTGTTCAGCTTCAATAACCGCAATTCCGCGTCAAGCCAGATCGGGCAGATTTCCGGCAACATCGGATCGGGCGGGTCCGCTTCCGCATGGCTGACCGGCACTGAAAACACGGCCATCGATCAGACTGTCAGCGTTACCGGACGCATTATCGTGCCCGGTGAAACATTGTCCGTGGAAACCTGGCTGGTCTGGCTTTCTCCCGGCGCTACTTGATGTGGCTACGCTTTATTTCGCGGCCAACGGATTAGATGCCAATCCTGGGACTTCTGCATCTCCAAAATTAAGCCTTTCCGCTTTCGCTACCGCTTTCGCAGCAGCTTCGCCTGGAGATGAGTTTACTTTCCGTTTTGGCGATACGTTTCCGGTTCCCTCAGGTGGGCTTTCTCTTAATACGGTGTTCGCGTCGTTTGTCTATATAACGGCCTATGGAACCGCATCGGCATTGCCCATCTGGTCGGGCCTGTTAACTCTCCCCGGCACGTGGACCCTGGACGCTGCGACCAATGAATATTCCCTGTCCACGACAATTGCTACCGACCCCCATAACGTATTGCGCGATGGCGTAGCTTTAACTCGCAGCATAGGCGGATTGGGATCAATGGTTTCGGGCGAATGGACCTGGAATAATTCGCAAATCTGGGTTAAGGATGATCCCGCTACCAGCGTATTCACGGCACCCGTGGACGGAACGGCGACCAATACGAACGTTATCAAT